TTATATACTGTAGGATAATAAGCTTTAGCATATTCAATCAAATCTGCTTTGAATGAACTAAAGTCTTTATTTAAATATTTAATATCAACTCTGTTAGCCATTTTTACGTATTTTGTACAGTCAATATAACTGAATCGTTTTCATTTGATCTTAATAGTCGATAACTAAATTTTATATTAATTGAATTATAATCTGTATCTGGAACTATTTCTAATTTTGTAACTTCTACTTGAGGAAACTGTAATTGCATTTGGGTTCTTATAGATTGTTCTATTTCTTCAAATGTTTGTTGATCAATCTGCTCAAATAATCTAGCCCTTAAACCAGCACCAAAAGTAGGATTAAAAACCCTTTCTCTCGGGTCTGTCAATAAATAGTTTATAATATTGTATTTGAGCTGATCTTTTGTAGTATATACTGACTTAAATACATTATCTGCACTAAAAGGAATACTAACTCCAATTCCTGTTGAAGGTTTAAGATCTAAAGGCGATATTTGTTTTAAGCCGTATGCCATTAAATTTCACCCCTTTCTTTAAGTTTACCCATCAAAGCACTGAAGTCAGGAACCTCATTAATCTGAACAGCATCTATATTTGAACTAGGTCTAGCGTTACTTAACATCCCCTCTACACTACCGACCTTAACTTCTTTTGGCTGAAAGGCTAAACTTGGATGAACATCACCAGAAGTCATACTAAAGTCTTCATTTAACATATTCTTGGCTGTATCATTTAAAAAAGCAGCCATAGGATTATTACCTGTAAATTTAATAGGAGCAGGCCTAGAAGTATTTAAAGTCCCAGGAATCTTGGATTTTACCTGTTCTTGAAGGATCTTTTTAGGATCCATAACTGGACTGGCCTTTATCTCACTCAAAAGTTTAGGCAATTCTTCTTTAAGAACGGCCCTGAGCTCTTCTCTGATTAGTTTTCTTAATTGGTCTACTTGTCCCATATTTTATAAATATTTTGTATTGAATATTCTATTTTGTATCTTCTTTTATTTCAGAGGTTGAAATTCTAGAAGAGAAACCAGTTCCTTGATCAGCAGTTGATATATCCTTTTTTAGATTTTGGGTCTGTTTGGCTAATATCTTTCTCATTCTTTTCCTTAACGCTTTACCTCCAGAAAGATTATCAACAAATTTACCTAGCCCTAATTCTTCTGTTTCTGGTTGTTCTAGGTCTATAGCAATATCTCCTGATATATCTGATGTTATATCTAGGTTTTCAGAGTCTAGTGATCCTTCATCCAAAAACTGAGCTGCTGTCAAAATTGTAGATATTTGATCAGGATTTAATCCTTGAAGGCTTGATTTTACCAATCCTTTAGATACCAAAATTACTTTTACTTCATTTATTATAATTTGATCTAATGAAGCAAATGTAGGAGTAGATTGAGCTACTATGTAGCCATTTGTTCCTAGTGCTATACCGTACCTTCTTTTAAGGCGAATTCCTTCATCAACAACTTCTTCTGTAACAATTTCTATAGTATAATCTCCGAACCTATTATCTATTTGTTTTTTATTGTTGTTGTAATTGTTTAGTATTGCTTGTAAAGTGTCTCTAGTATTTGTCAGATTAGTTATAGTATCTTTGGTATCTTTAATTAAAGATGGAGCTACATTTGAACAGGCTTCTATATTAGCTAATATTACTCTTAATTTTAATATTATCTCATTGATGATAATTATAAGATTCTCTACAAATATTATAATTAAAGTAAGAACAGCATTAATTTGTCCTAGTCTTTCAAATAGTTTGTCTAAAAATTTTTGTATAGTTTGTTGTTGTATTTTAGTAAATCCTAAAACTGCACCAACCGTACTAAATATAGAAGGTATCTGAAGAAACAATAAAAATTTATCTACAGCTAAAAGAACTTTTCTTATTACAAATATAATTGAAATAACTAATTGGGCTGTTCTTACATAACCAATTACTTTTCTAGCAATAGAGTTTATATTATTAGCTGTTTTTAATACAGCATTTATTAGCGGTATTAACTTATCTAAGTTTATTAACTTTTGTATTTTTGCTATTTGTTCTTGAATACCAACATCTAAGGTAGTATCTAAAAAGTTTATAGCAGAAGATACTGAATTTAAACCTTGAATAGCAATACAACTAGCTCTAACTGTATCAATAAATTTTAAAACTTTTTGAACATCTTGAGAAGGTATCTCTCTTGCATCTGTATATTTGTTAAAAGTTCCTAAAGCATTTTGAAGAAAGTTATTAATTATATTAAGATCAGGAAATTGTTTAGCTAGTTCAGGAGATATTGCACCTACACTACTATTTAATTGATTTACAGGACTAGATATTGAATTTAATGATAGAGTTATTTGATTTACTAAATTTGATAATCCTATTCTACTATCTGCACTTCCTGGATTAACATAGGCTCCATAATATTCATCAATATAAAGTTGCGTAGTATACGCTATTTTTTGCAGATTATATTTAGCTCTTTCTATTGGATTCTCTGTTTGTGGAGTCTTATTTGGATCAAATCCTTTTCCTTGAGGTATTTTATTTAAAGCATAGTTTATAATATTACATACATCAACAGAAGCAATTTCATCTACTACACTTAATAAACCATTATTTAAAGCAGTATTTACATCACCTTTATTATTAGACTTATTTTTATATTTCTTTTTTACATCCCCATAAACTATTTTATTAACACCTCTCTGTGCATTTATAATAAACTTTGCTATAATAGAAATAGCCTTTTCCAATCCCTTGGAAGTACTGGTATTCATATTAATTTTAGCACCACCTATGTTTATTATATTATCTCCAGATTGAGCCATTATCTAACGTATACTATTTCAGATAAAATATATTTGTTGTCTATTATAGCCTTTGAATCTTGTGCTGTATTATATAATATTTGAGCAGCATTTCTTATATATTCCATACTAGCACCTATATTTGTTTCAGAAACCTGATTCAATAATATAGCCGCAGATTGGATACCATTAACTAGGTCAGACAATTGTTGGTTTAGTCTATTTCCTAAAACAGCAGGTCCACCATCTTGTTGGGCTTTATTTCCTAGTTCTATTATAGGAGAATATACCAATACTTTTTCATTAGCATCTAAATTGATAGTCTTTACAGATGATAAAGCTACGGCTTGTTTACCAAATAAAAAGATAGCATCAGTCTTAGAGTGTAGAGTAACTCTATCTGATGACAGAATTAACTGATTCTTTTTATATGGAAACTCTGGTTTAAACACTATCTAGTTATGTTTTGATCTTGGAATTGAGCAGAGATAATTTCATCAGAAATTGGCTTCTTAGCTATCTGTAAAACAGGTTGAGATATAGGAGTTATCGCTACACCAAAAGATGTTAAAGGAAAATTGTTTACATTTTCTAAAAATATTTCTTGTGTGCTAGTCATATAAATAACAGACCCATCTTTATTAATATCTTCAACTATAGCATCAAATTTTCCTACTCCTTTTCTTTCCCCTTGACTATTTGTTATAATGGTTATAGGATCACCATTAGTACCTTGGCTATTATTTGACCACGTATTGAGCTTCTTTTGTACTGATATAGTACTACCAAATCTTATTGACTGACCAAATCTAGCCTGAATAATAGTGTCACCTTCAAATGGTTTAAGGTCTTTTATTTTAGGATTCTCTTGGAAAGTATATCCTAGAGGCAAAGTTTTATTCTCAGTAGCGTTACCAGAATATCCTGGTTGATTTACAGATTGATTAAGATAATCTGCCCATTCTTCTAGGTTAGGAAACCCATTATGGTTTGGATTATTCCACATACCATAAGCTGGCATATAATAGTATTGTTGTTTTGATGTGCTATCATTTAATTTCATAGATGGCCCAACAATTATTAAAACAATCTCATTTATTAATGGGAGTTGTTTAACAAAATACCATATAGGATATGCCGGTTCAGAAACTTCTTTTGACTTAGATGTAGCTAAAGGAGAATATAGCAGCTCATAAGTAATTGAACCTATATCTTTTGAAGCTTTATAATTAGGATCTGGTTTACCAGCAGCATTAGTAGGGCCCATGACAACAGACTTAACTCTTCCTATTTGGAAGTACTGTCCATCTTTATCTCCACGCCTGCTATCAAATTTAGGTCCAAAAGTATATCCAGACATTATGCGCTAGGTAGTTGTTTAGGTTCTTTTACTTTAACATTTGTAACATCAGCAAATAGCTGTTCGATATCCTTTTCAGTAAGAACACCAGAATCTAGATCATCGGCTTTCTTATTTTCGGCTGCTTTTTGAAATAGATTAAGAAGTTTTAGAAGTACTTCATCGTTCTTGAGGCTAGAATCCATAAAGCCTTTTAAAAGAGGAACAATTACAATAGCATCACCAGGAGTCTCAATCATATCGGCAAGCCTGAGGATTTCCTGTTTAATTGTAGAGTCTTGATTTTTTTGTTTGTTATATACCTCTTCTACTAAGTCGGCTATAGTTTTTCCTTTGAATATTTCCTTATCGAGTTCCATGACTTTTTAGAATAAATATTAATAGTCATTATTTTCAAGATATTCGTTAAGGATAGTCTTGTAGATGTTTTTGAGCTTCTTTATTACTTTGGTAATCGTATTTGACTGAGTATCGGTCATCTCTTTTACATAGATAAAGACAGCCTTTTTATTGAAAATGTCTATATTTTCCCTCTTCTTGAATATCTCCAGGATAGCGTCAGCGACCTTTATCTCATCGGTTTTGTCAAATAATTCTACTAAATTGTCATCTACATATTTGATAAAAAGCTCGACCACGTCTAGCTTATCTAGCTCTGGTTCTGGTTCTTTTACTATTAGGCTATTAACCAATGCATTATCATCTTGTTGATCCCCAATCTCAGCCTTAGATACTAACTTCTTATAGTTCTTTTGGTTGTATATGATCAAATACCTTTTAGCAATTGTACCAAAATAAGAGTAAGCTTTACCTTTAGATTGATCATATAGATCAAGTTTTTGTAGGATAAAAGATATTACTTCATACTTTAGATCCTCTATATTATCTACTTCTGTATAGTAGAACTTAAAGGTGTGGATGATGTTTTCAACAAGTTTATAAAAGCCATAATGGATATGTTCATTGTATATCCTGTTTCTCTCTGCCTGGCTTTTACTATTCCTGTATCTTAAAATAGCCTCTTCTGTATCTATAGTGAAGTAATTATTTTTGGTCTTTGGCTTTCTTTTCCTTGGTTCACCCTTCTTAGTTAATAATACCTCTTCCTCAGTTCCTAGTGCTTCTGTCATATTATTCTTCTATAAATTGATTGATTTTGGTCTGCATTTGTTTAACATTCTCCATAAGGCTTAAAAACTCTGGGTCTGATTGAACCCATATTTTAGAATCTATTTGATTGGCTGCAAAGTTAACTTCTTTCATGCACTCTTTAATTCCATCGATAAAGATTTGCTGATTAGTAACCATGTTTTCAAGCTTCCTATTCTTAGTGAATAGGTTCCAAATTACATATCCTATTAAAGATACTACCCATATAGATATGGCTGCAATTGATATTACTGATGTCATATTTTATTATTTTGATGATTCAATTTTACTAGACATTAAGTCTGCTTGATGTAGAATATAAGCAATATTAGATCTTAATTCTGTGTCTTTATTATAAGTAATATAGTAAGGTTTATTTCCCTCTTCATAAAGACCATCATGTAGTTTAATGGCTAAATACTCGTTTTCTGTAACTTCTATACCATACTTTTGGAGTACAAATAGGCTCCTATCTGATATTCTCATATGAGCCAAAGCAGGGTTATAGTTGAACATAATACCTTGATTTTCTTTATGCCACTGAGACTGGTTAGGAATATATACTGGTTCATCATCAGTACCTAATTTACCAAGATCATGATTGATAGCAGCGAATGCTAATTCCTCAGTAGTATAGTTTTTTTTCTGGCCAAACTTATCCCAAACCTTTTCAAGCACTAAAGCAGCTTCAGTAACTCTAATGATATGGTCAATATATCCACCAACAAAAGCATTATGGAAATTAATTCTAGTAGAGGCAGGAGAGGTGGTCAAAGTGCCATTAATAGAATGATACATATTAATAAGCTTGTCTCGCCTACCACCAGTAATGTATTTGTTTATTAAAGAGTAAAACTTATCTAGATTCTCTATAAGTTGCTCAGGACTTAAATTTTTCATAACTTATTTTTAAAACTCGCTTTCGCTATTTATTAATACTTCTATTTCGTGAAGTTTGTCTTTAACTCTTTCTAATTGATTATGTAACTCATCTTGAGACCTAGCAGTGGATACTAAAGCTTTTTGTCCATTTATCAAATTGTTTAATTCGTAAATTTTTCTTAATATTAGTTGTTTGTATTTCATTATACTAATTTATGAATTTATTACATACTCTATCAATTTATCTATAGAGTATACAGGTTTTAATTTAACCTTATTGTTTATTGACAGAGTTTTTCCAATGTCTTCATAGTTGTCTGTTATATAAGCTATTTCTTCTATTAAAGACTTACTAATCATTTTTAATACTATAGGATAGTTAGAACAGCCAATAGCGTCCTCAATAGAATCACATATAACAGTATCGCTCTTGCAAACTTCGTAGTCGTAGTGAATATAATTTTTACCTAATGCTTCTTTTAATTTTTGACACTTACTACAACCTTCTAACAATAACAATTTAATCTTGGTCATAAAAATCTTTATCTATTTTTTCCATTATATGATACCACGCTTCTTTTTCATCTTTAGTCATAGTTTCATATGACATTGATAGGTAGATATATAAAGCTTCTAATTGTTCTTCTGTTATCTTACTATCATCTATTTCAATTTCATTTATATTCATAATAGTTTTTTTATAGGGTATTCGCCTATATTTAAAGTGGGATTGACTTTGTTTGTCATCTTGGTTTATATTTGAAAGCCCTAGCGGATTAAACCGTCGGATATTCCCGATATTCTTTCAAACCTTCACTTTCGACTATCTTTATATACCTGAAGCATATCTTAGTCTTAGCTCCTGGTAGTTGTATTTGGTTACTCATTCTAAAACTCACTCATGGAATTTAACCAAGCTATGGCATAGAACCTGAGTATACAACCTTAGTTCATAACTAATATACAACATATTTTTGAAACAGAAAAATTTTTTTTAATAAATATTTTTTTATCTCGTTTTTTTGTCTTATATTAGTATAATGGATAAAGAATTATTAGTTTTAGGTCTTCTGGAGTCTGTACTTGGTAAAGGAAAAGGCTCCAAAACAACTATGGACTATGCCTTTTATTGCCCAGTATGTAAACACCACAACCCTAAATTGATAGTAAATATCAAGTCTGGCCAATACAATTGTTGGACTTGTCACCCACCTACTAAAGGTAGAACTCCTGTTTCACTATTCAAAAAGATTGATGCTCCTACAGAGAGATTAATTGAGATGAAAAGCTATTTTCAAGGAGATAATACTAGGATTGATACTACAAAACCAAACAAAGTAACCTTACCAGAAGAATTTATTTCATTATATAACCCAGATAAATCTCTTGAATCTAGACATGCTACTGCATATTTAAAGAAAAGAGGTATCTCTATTCAAGACATACAAAAATATAATATAGGTTATTGTAAAACAGGTAGGTATAGAAATAGGATTATAGTTCCCTCATACGATAAAGATGGCAACATCAACTATTTTATAGCTAGATCATTTGAAAACGATCCTAGTAGAAAGTATGATGCTCCTACATGTAATAAGACTGAAATAATTGGACTAGAATACTTTGTTAATTGGTCTATTCCTATTATACTTTGTGAAGGAATATTCGATGCGATTGCAGTTAAAAGAAACGCCATACCATTGTTTGGAAAAACTATTCCTCAGTCACTCATGATGAAATTAGTAGAATCTGAAGTAAAAACAATATATTTAGCATTAGATAAAGATGCACTCAAAGAGGCATTAGATTATTCACAAAATTTACTTAACTTAGGTAAGGAGGTTTATTTAATTGAACTTGAAGGAAAAGATCCTTCTGAGCTTGGTTTTAACAATATGACCAAGTTATTACACACTGCGAAGCCACTCT